GATACAGGTCGCAACAGGACGAGCGGCAGGCGTCGGCGCTGGCCGTTGATCAACGTCTAATGAATGAAGTGATGAAACGGAAGCAGGCGAAGAGATGAAGTTTATCGTGGAACGCACGAGCAAGCCTTGTTATGAGGATCAGTCCATCGACGTGCCGGAAGCCCATATAGAGCACACGTTTCACACCCCCAGTGGTAGAGAGTGGCCTGTGTGGGTTGTGGACATCGCTGATTTGGACGGGCTGATGGCATTTGTCGCGAAGTATGGAGATGTGATCATCAGCACGGGCCACTGGCTCAAGGAGCCAACGCCAAAACTGGAGATTTATGACGACTGCCGCGAGTAGTTGATGTTCCGGGCCACGGAGGGCCGCGATGGAATCCGAACCCCTGATATCGCGGCACTCGCCTACACCTGTCCCCGATGCAAACAACGCGTGCTTTACAGGGACACCGAGGGGACATTGGAAGAAGCAATGCTCGACCTTGGCCGGGAGTTGGAGTTGTGGAAACGCCAGGAGGCCGCGCAATGAGGGAACCGCGAGACACACCTTTTGCGCCCCTGCACGATGTGGTGCAGGGGCGAGTCGAAGCCATAGTCACTGCGGAGTTCGGCCGGCAGCACCCGCTGCTGGCCGATCTGCTGTCTGTGGCACATGTGGCAGTCTTGCGGGTGCTCTCGCAGTGCAACAACACGGACGTAGAATGGCTCGTGCGCTTCTGCGGCAAGGCAGCCGTCAACGCCTGCCGGTCGGAACTGCGCGCGGAACTCCGCCAGTCTGGCGACCAGGCACGGCTGGCACGGTCGCTCGCGCCCAAGCCGCCTCCGGCTTCTGTGGTGCTCACCACGCGTTACCCGCGGGCGCTCGCCCGGTGGGTGAAGGAGTTTGCAGGAGCCCGCGCGGAGCGGGTGAATGACTACGTGCTGCGTGCCGTGCGCGCGCAAGTGCGGCGGGATCTGGAGGAAATCGGTGTTAGTACTGAACAGGCAGATTCACTACGCGTCCCCGACGGACCGGACAGCGGAGAACCTGATCCGGCAACTACGGCAGACGGTGGGAAGGATACTGGCATACAGGCATAGCCTGAACGACATCGGCAGCTCGTGGGCGCCGTCCATCGCGAAGGCGGCACTGTTCCACCGGCCGGAGGAGCACACAATCATGTCCTCCGCCATCCTGAAGAACATGCCGGTCACGACGTGGGACCCCAACACACCACAATGGCTGGACTGGCTCCACGTGTGGGTGAACGGTCTGGACCATCGACACTACACGGGGCGGGAGGAAGTTGACGAGCTGGAGCGGCTGCTGAAGGGGATACTGGAGCTTTCGGCAGGCTGAGTACAGAACAGGGGTAGGGTTTTCCGTTATCCACCGGATGTGTAAAGGGATGGTCCCCAGCAAGGCCATCGTTGTCCAGTGGGCGACGGCCATCGGCGAGCCCGTCAACAAGTGGCTTGCGTTGGCCGGCTACGAGCCGCTGCCGGGAGAGGGGACCAATGACATCACGAGTGATCCTGAAGGCGCTGAGGAGGCTGGCGAACCGGCTCTACGCCTGCGCCACCCGGAGCCGCCCCCGGAAGTCCTCGAAGCTATCAACGAAGCCCCTACGCGAGAGGAGAAGGTTCGGCAGGCGGTAGCCTACCTACAACGCCCGGAACTGCGCCTGCGCTTCGGCAGCGACGGCGGCGCTTCGACGGAGCACCTGATTCAGATCGTCCGATAGAAAAACCGCAACGCAAAAAAGAAGCCCCGGATCACTCCGGGGCTCGCTTGACATGTGGGCCGCTGTTCTGCCGCTTTTCCCGCCACCAATACGGGGATCTGCACCGCGCACACCGCACAGGGGCAGGCAGCCGGGATAACCACTCATGACCGCAGCGTGTGCAGCGGTGCAGGTGCCGGTCACTCCTCAGAACCATGCAAACTCCCTTTCGGCTCGTGAGTGTCTCATGTTGGATCCTCCTCAGTTTGTTGCTCGGGCCATCCGGCCCCCGTGCCGGCCGGGCGGGTGGGGCCCGGCCGGGCGGGGGGCATGACGGCTATTTCCAGTTGCCGATTGTCTCCGCCAGCGCCAGGGCCCGGCGGTATTTCTCCTCGGTGTCATTCAGGCAGGCGAAGCAGACAGCTACAGAGGCGCCCTGCTTGCCATACTCCGCCGGGTGCAGCCAGTCCACGGCGTGATCTCCAAGGATGCCTCGCGGGTCATTATCCCCATCCTCAGCGCCGTACAGTCTGGTCCCGCACACAGGGCATTGCCCGTAGTAGCGGATTGTGCGGGTTGCGTTGCGCCAGTGGCAGTAGTACTGCTGCGGCGCGTTCTTCCTGAAGTCAATCGTTGCGGTCATTCCCGTATCCTCTCAGTTTGTGCCGGGTGTGCATTGCACGAAGGCATTAGCGCCGCCGACAATCTGTCCGTAGAGGCAGTCGCCCTCTGGAGAGGGCGTCCAATCCTCGGTCTGGTCATTCGGATCGAACGCTGAAATCGCCTCTTCGATGCTGTCAGCGTGTAAGGTCTTCTCGGCGAGCACCTTGCCCGGCCATGCTATCAGGGTGAACGTGTAAACCATTCCCGTATCCTCTCCCGTCGGACGGGGGAGTTGCCTCCCCCGTTTCGGCTGTCAGTTCGGCCATTGCGGGTCGATCTTCAGGATGTCCTGCACCGTGCGCACCAGATGCATCGCCGGGATGTCCTCCACATCCTCCCACCATCGGTCAACAGCAGGAACATTCTCCATTGCTGCGATGTAGCCGTTCCACCGCTCCACACCCTCAGCCGACAGTCCCAGCGAATCCCTCAACTCCTGCACTTCCTTGATTCGCTTTGCTTTCACGCTAGGGCACAGGTCCTTGACCGCCTGGCACAGCGGAGGCAACTCCTCTCCCCAAAATCTACTTGCAAAATCCGTCATCAGCGTGTCCTTTCTCCGGGCCGTCCGGCCCGCGTCAACCTACACCTATATTATACTCACGAAGTGAGCAGTGTCAAGGGGTTCTGGGAAAAAAGTTGGAAGTATTTTGCCTGTACACAGGGGTTCAAGCGTTATCTATATATGCGCGGCTGGTTTGCTCGCGCCATCTACCCTCCTTCTCCGTCGCCCGGCGGCGCGAATGCGCCCTCCCCGAGAGTCCATGCCGGGCTTTCAGCTCTATGCTCACACCGAAGCAGACTCGCTTCATCGACGAATACCTCATCGACCTGAACGGCACTCAGGCCGCGATACGTGCCGGCTACAGTCCGAAGGCGGCCGAAGTCCAGGCTTCAGTATTACTAAGGAATCCTAAGGTTCGCGAAGTCGTGGACAGGCGGATGGCGGACCTCCAGAGGCGTACGGGGATCACGCAGGAGGCTGTCTTGGGCATCCTATGGACCGAGGCGCAGGGTGGCGGGCCGGACACAACGTCGTCCGCTCGCGTCCGTGCGGCGGAGCTTCTCGGTAAGCACCAGGGAATGTTTGTTGATCGCGTGCAGCACGAGGGCAACGAGCGCAAGCCGATCCGCTTCATCGAAGTGCTGGGCTCCGAGCCTGAGCCTGCGGAACCGAATGCCGGCGAGTGACCTGGCCGAGCGCGTCGAGCGCAACGGAGAGGCCGGGCTGAGGCTGAGGCTGCATCCGGGACAGCAGCGGGCGTGGCGGTCGAAACGACGGTTCGTGCTCGTGCTGGCCGGCACGCAGGGAGGTAAGACGAGTTTTGGTCCGTACTGGTTGGCGCGGGAGATCCAGACGTGTGGTCCCGGCGACTACCTCGCCGTCACCGCGAGCTACGACCTGCTCCAGCTCAAGATGTTGCCGGCGCTCCGGGAGCACTTCTGCGGGGACCTCGGATGGAAATACCTGGCCGGCGACCGGGTGTTGGCTTCCCCCGAGGGTGACACGCGCATCATTATGCGCTCCGCTGAGGCTGAGGGGGGTCTGGAGAGCGCTACGGCTCGCGCGGCGTGGCTGGACGAGTGCGGGCAGCCCCGCTTCGCGGTGACCGCGTGGGAGGCCGTCCTGCGCCGTTTGAGCATTCATCAGGGGCGGGCGCTGCTGACCACAACGCCCTACCAATGGAACTGGCTCAAGGCTCAGCACGACCGAGCGGTCGCCGACCCCGCGTGGGAGATCGTGCGGTTCCGCTCCGTGGACAACCCGGCGTTCCCCGCGGAGGAATATCAGCGGGCGCGGCGTACGATGCCCGATTGGCGCTTCGGGATGTTCTACGATGCCGAGTTCACGCGCCCTGCCGGCCGCATCTACGACACGTTCGACGATGCTGTCCACGTGGTCGATCCGTTCACCGTCCCGAAGGAGTGGGCGAGGATTGTCGGGGTTGACCCCGGCACGTCCCACGCAGCCTACGTGTGGCTCGCGCAGCACCCGGACACGGGCGTGTACTACGCGTTCCGGGAATACCTGGGCGGCGGGCACAACGCGGAGGATCTGGCGGCCCGCCTGCTGGAATACGCGGAGCCTGTCCGGGAGTGGTGGGGAGGAGCGCGGTCGGAACAGGACTACCGCAACCGCTTCGCCCTGGCCGGCGTGCCGCTGGCCCTGCCGGTCATCAGCGAGGTCGAGGCCGGCATCGACCGAGTTCACGCCCTGTTCACGGCCGGCCGCTTGCGCGTGTTCCGCACGCTGCACGGCCTGATCGGTCAGGTTATCAGCTACTCGCGCGAGTTGGACGATGCCGGCGAGCCGCTGGACAAGATCGAGCACAAGGAGCGCTACCACCTGTGTGACGCGCTCCGATATGCGTGCTGCTCCGCACCTATAGATTTTGATGCGCCGAAGGAGGCGCAACCCCCGCCCGACGAGCCGCGGCAACGGATTGTGTGGGATTGGGAGCATCGGGAGCCTGACGCGGCGCCCGATTACGTGACCGACTACCTGTAACCCCTTGGAACTACTCCTGCTTGTGTGCTGCCTGGTAATCGTCGTTGTGCAGGCCGCGCAGCTTCGCGCCTTGAGCTCCACGCTCGACCCGCTCCGGCGCATCAGCGACGTGCTGGACAGCCTGCCTCCCGACCCTGCGGAGGAGGATGAGCCTGCACAGGAGGAAGTCTCCTTCCGCTCCGTCCTGCTCCCGCCGCCGGAGGATGACCAGGACGACCCGATGATCGTCCGCTCGCACGCTGCCAGCTTCGCCGAGCAGGAACTTGGGGGCCGGCTGAGGTCCACGCTATGAGATTCGTCAGCCCGTTCGATGTCCCCAAGCAGGGTGGGTCCAAAGCGCTGCTCGACAAGCTGGAGAGTTGCATGCGCTGGGGGCTCGCGGCACGTGAGCCGTATGAGCTGCGCGCGTTGCAGAGCTTCTTCTTTTGGGCCGGCGACCACTGGTCCTCGGTGGACAGCGACATCACCCGGCGCATCGGCCGGAAGATCGAACGTCCGCCCTACTGCGAGTCCAAGGTCACGGACAACCAACTCCCCATTTACGTCCGGCAGGTCATAGCCATCTGCACGGACGCCCTGAGCGACTACGAGGCGATCCCCGCGACCAAGGACGAGCAGGACCAGGGCGCCGCTGACCTGGCCACCAGATTCTTGCGGATGAGAGCCCGCGTGGACGACGAGGAGCAGTTGCGCGAGGATGAGCTGCTGTGGCTGTTCGGCAGCGGCGAAGTGCTGCGCCGGACGTGGTACAACCCGCGCAAGCGCTCACACGACGGCGCGATGGGCGACATCGACACCGAAGTCGTCAACCTGTTTCGCTACGCGAAATGCCCCGAGGATTCCGTCTGGCCGCCCCGCTGGCTGATCGAGATGGACGCGCGGCACGTCGATTGGGTCAGGAGCAACTACGGCACCACGGTCGAGCCGGAGGACTTGGCCGACGTGATGACCAACATTGACGCGCTCTCGCAGAACATCGTGAGCCAGAGGCGCCCGTCCCGCGAGGAGCGCGGCAGCAGCATCATCCTCAAGCGCCTGTACAGCCCGCCCTGTGAGAAGTATCCCGATGGTCACGTGTGGGTGTGGGGCGGCGGCAAAGTCCTCAAGCACCACGACCTTCAGATCCCCGGCGTGTTTCCGTTCTCCCGTGCCTACTGGTATCAGGTCCCCGGCCGGCTGTATCCCCTGTCCTATCTCGAACCGCTCCTGAGCGACCAGCGGCA